GTTTTTAATTTAGTATATAAAAGTGGAAATTCCTAATCGGTTGAAACTGATTTTACAATTTCACTAAGCTCTTTAGCGCGATTAGGTGTTTGCTTAGCCCAAAGGGAATCAAGCATCTCTAAACTACCTTCTTCATATTGTTCAGTTTCAAAATAATATATTGTTTTTTTAAATTTTGAGAATCCTTTAATTCCTAATTGATAACACATATTAGTTACAACAAATTTAATTTCTTCAGGACTATTTTCAAACCAAGGAAATACCACGATAATTCTTTCTAATAATTTCTGTATTTTTCTCATTAAAATCAATTCTGCTATATCTTCATCTAAATACAAATCTTTTATCGCAAAACCATACCCTATTGTATCTACACCTTCAGTACACTTATATACTCTTGGTTCAAAACCTTCGTGTCTTTTTAATTCTTTTAATAGTTCCATACTTCTCCTAAATATATAATATCCTAATTTAAATATAAAAGGGGCAGTTGCCCACCCCTTTTATTTTAAGAATTAACATTAAGCTAATTACTATCTTACTCGTAATCCACTAACGCAATGATTCTTCTGTCACCTGCAGCATCTGAATTGATAGCAACACCACCATAAACAGACTCAACAGTTACTAATGTTGATAAGTAAGCATGACGATAAGAAGCAGTTATTTTAGCTTCTTTAGAGAAAGCATAATACAATGCTGACTCATGTATAGCATAACCATATACTATATCGTTATTATCAGTACCTGAAGTTTCAAGATCAGCCACCGCTTTAATGCCTTTAGTAGCATCAGCAGCAACATCAGCACCTGTACCTCCCATATAAGGTGATTGAGCAACCCATACAGGCATACCAAGTAGGTTTCCTGCATTACCTGTTGACTCAAAAGCAACACCCAATGGAGATGCAGTACCTTTATTAAAGTCAGCAAGAGATGCTAAACTGCCATACATAGCAGGAGATAAAACAATATTCCAACCATCTGTACTTCCTGTTTCTCCTAAAATGATTGCCATTAAAGATGCTAAGTTAGCTGCACTTAATGCAGAACCTGTTGTTTGAACGTGGATTGATGTATCAGCATCTGCACCAACAGCACCTGTTCCACTAGCAAGTAGTCCTGTAAGATTATTAGCAACCAAATAATGGCAGTAATTATCAAAACCTCTTGCAGCTGCATAACCTAATTGTTTAGTATAAATACCTAACAAATCATAGTTAGCCTGTACGTTAACAATATCTGGAACATATACTGAAGCTACATTATATTCAGATATAGTTAATGCTGTTTCTTGTGATGTCATAGAGCCACCTGAAGTTATATCAGCCGCTATTTCAGCGCCATGTGTAAAAGCAGATAGTTCAGGAACACCAATATGTGGTAGATGTATTTTATCTCCGTGTTCAGCAACATTTGGTGATAAATCAACTCCAACATTTTTCATCATTATTTTTTGTTGAAAAACATCAAGAATTGCTTGCCCCCACACCTCAGGGACAAATTGATCAGCGACGTTGGGCGTTACCGCACCTGTACCACCTGAGTGGACATTAACGTCTAATGGGTCTGTGAAAGCCATTTACCTCTCCTAATTAAAGCGTTCTTTCAACTGTACGATTGTACCTTCATTTTGAACGACTTATTTATTTTTTATATTGATTCATGTATTTAGCCCAATTCTCTTTTCTTTCCTGTTTAGTCATATTATTAAAATCACTCATTTTAATATCAGGAGCAGAAGTTCTAGCTTGTCCAGCTTGTTCTGGAGCATTAGGCTTCCTACTGTTAATTTTATTAGTAACATATTCAAGAGTTTCTAAATCTAAATTAGCTAAAGATTCTCTCTCATCTTCAGGATGTGATTCTAATAAAGATGCTCTTTTAGTTTCTTCATACTTAGCCCATTTTTCAGCTTTTGCTGATAATTTTTCATTTTCAGAAGAAGCCTGTTCATATAAGGTTTTAAATTCTTCCTTCTTTTTCAATTTATCATTTTCAGCTGCTTTAAGACTTTTCTCAAGTTTTGCTAATTGAGCTTCAGCATCCTGAGCTCTTTTTCTATACTTTTTGCTTTCTGCAATATACTGATCATTAGAGCTATCTTGAACAGTTTCTTTAGCAGGACTTTCACTAACTGTTTCTGTCTTTGCTTGTGTTTTCTCTTCGGACATACTGTCCTCCATTTTTGTTATTTTAAGTATATTTTACCAATTTTTGTAAAATACATATAGATAACTTAAATTAAGTTAGGTAAAAAAACAAATTTTTGGATAATTCAATTAGAGAATATAAACAAAAGTGGTTTAATTACATGCAATATGAGCCACACTTCGGACAAAGTAAATTACACTTTCCTGAAAAAGAAACGGCTCGGTTTTTTGTTATGGTTTGCGGAAGAAGGTTTGGCAAGACTACTGCATCTGCTATGGAAGCTACATTTTATGCTTCTCAACCCAATAAAAGGATATGGCTGGTTGGCTTATCTTACGATAAAGCGGACTTAATGTTCAGAGAAATTTGGCAGAAAATGGTAATTGGGCATCAAAATGACATTATAAGAGCCTCAGAGAAAGATAGGTTTATCAAATTCAAATGGGGTACAGTAGTTGAAGCCAAATCCGCAGACAATCCTGATTCGTTAGTAGGAGAAGGATTAGATCTATTAATTATAGATGAAGCTGCTAAAGTAAAAAGAAAAATTTGGGATATGTATTTATCCCCTACTTTATCCGACAGAAAAGGGAAGGCAATCTTTATTACAACACCAGAGGGTTTTAACTGGGTTTATGATTTGTATCTTCTTGGAAAAGATGATGAACTTTGGGAATCTCACCAAGCCCCTTCTTGGGATAACCATTTCGCCTTCCCTCTCGGAAAAAGTGACCAATTTCTTCTTGAAAGAAAGAGGAATATGGCTAAAGAAGTATATGATCAGGAATATGGGGCTAAATTTACTTCGTTTGCGGGTAGAGTTTACCCATTTGAAAGAGAATTAGATGTAGGTAAGTTTCCTTATAATCCAAACTTCCCTACTTATTGCAGTATAGACTTTGGTTATCGCATGCCTGCTGTTGGTTGGTTTCAATTAAACAGAGTTGGTGGTATTTGGCATGTAAATATGATAGATGAGATATTACATAAGAAAAATATCAAGACAGACGCATTAGCTGAAATGATATTATCAAAAAAATACAATGTTATAAGATATTATGGTGATCCTGCTGGTATGCAGGCTCAAGGACAGTCAGGTTTGGGAGATATTGAGATATTTAAACGAAAAGGTATAAAAATTTATACTAAAAGGGATAAAGTGTCAAGAAATATAGCTTCAGGGGTATCTCATGTTAGAGGTTTTATAGAAAACGCTCAAAATCAAAGATTTTTACATATAAATGAAAAATGTACAGGAATGATGATAGATTTAGAGAATTATCGCTATCCTGAAGAAAAAGAAGGAGCAGACTTGAAACAAGAACCAGTAAAAGATGGATACCACGATCACGGATGTGATATGTTAAGATATTTTTTTATTAACCAATTTCCAATTAAAAATCAAGAATTTAAAGTGAGGACAAGATGATTTACAATCAAAATACTACAGTTGAAGAAATAATACAGAAATCAGTAACAGACTCAAAACTTGCAAGTCAACGTGCAAGGAGAAATTGGGTTAGAAGAATGCTTAATTATTACGGAGGTAATGGAACTAACGAATATATTAAAACTTTCTTTAATTCTGCTGCTTTTCAAGAGATTCCATGCTATAATGCTAATTTTACTAGAAGATTTATAAATAAAATGAGTAGAATCTATACAGTTGGAACTTCAAGGAATGTAAATACACAATATGATTTACTTACAATAAAAAAAGACGCAAGATTTAAGCATGTTGAAAGAATGACAAGGCTTATGGGTACAGTAGCGACTCAAATTATTTATAAAGAAGTTAATGGGATGCCTTATTTTGACTATAGACCTGTTTACTATTTTGATGTACATCTTGAAGATCCTTTTACTCCTTCAGCTATTATGTATCCACTATTAATGCAACCTGATGACATTTCATATGTAGAAAAATGTGAATGGGCATATTGGGATAAATCTGTGCATATACATTATGATGAAGATGGGAATATTATAAATGAATATGAACACGGATATGGTATTCTGCCTTTTGTTTTTACACATAGAGAAGAACAAATAGATGAATTTTTTGTAGATGGAGCTAATGACATTGTTGATTGCAACGAACAAGTTAATATTGCTATGACTGAAATGCAGTTAGGACTTAGATTTCAAATGTTTGGACAACCTTATATGACAGGGGTAGATTCAGATAAAAGAATAGAAAGAGCGGGTTCTGATCAAATTATAGACTTACCTGAAGGTGCAACCTTTGATATTGTGTCACCAGCTGGTAATATTGAGTCAGTAATAGAGAATATTAAGTTTCAGGTTGATTTAGTAGCTCAAAATAACCACCTATATGTACAATTCGCACAAGATGGTGGTGAAACTCCTAGTGGTATAGCTCTTAAAATCAAAGATTTAGAGAGATTTGAGGACTACCAGGACGA